AACGGTCAACCACCCACGTGACGAAGTCGGCCTGCTTCGGGAACAACAGGAAAGGCGTCACGGCCTCGAAGCCACGCTCGACGTTACGCGGGTCAAAGGTCATGCCCCAGTCAGAGATGAACTCGACAGGGTGGTCGGCATAGAACTGCATGAGGCCAGGCAAGATCGACGGGTCTTCGCGCATGCGCTTGACGCGGTCAATGCGAGCCTGAAAGACAGGCCCATAGTCCGGATTGCGCCAGTCGAAGTCAGTCATCGGCCTGCAATCGGTCGGCCACGCGCTTCGAGTAGCCAGCAATGTCCAGCCAGTTGTCGGCGTAACGAGGGTCGCCGTTCAAAATCCGTGCCACCTTGTGCATGATCATCTCAAGCGCCTCACGCATGTCAGGGTCTAGGTCGCAACCACGCTCAGCCTCGAAGTAGTGAATCGTGCCTTTGAGCCTTTGAGAAATCTCAGCATGCCCAAGGAACGAACCATAGCGAGAGCCACGCTCAGCCAAGATGGCGTCAATGTCGCTCATACCGCACCACCGATCAGACGCTTGTAGGCCTCTGACGGCTCCAGCGCCACGGTATTTGTGTTCTCGGTCTTGATTGCACCACCATCAGCACCGGTCAGCTCGATTCGCTCAGACCAACGCATCTGGGTCTTTGACCACCAGATCATGGCCGTGGTGTCTCCAGCGGTGGCCTTCTGAAACAACGTCTGGCCGATCTTGGCATTGGCCTTGGCCTTGCCACTGGTCAACTCCGCAGCGAAGTGAGCAGACAAAGTGTCCACACTGATGCCGTCACGAACCAAGATGGCAATCTGGGAAATTGGCAGGCCATAGCCAGACAAAGCCTCGACCTGCTTACGCTCGGCTTGAGTGGGTACAAATTGGGGTCTACCAGCGCCAGGACGCGCTCCGCCAGTGTTTGCGCGACGGCCTCCACGGCTCGGCACCTTTTTTTTCATTGGTTTTTCATCCGTCATTTCGAGTCTCCAATACAGCTTTACGGCCAGTGTAGGCCTCATAACGAGAAACGATCACATCGCAGTAGCCAGGGTCAAGTTCAGACAAACGAGCGCACATTCCAAGGCGTTCAGCAGCCATCAGCGTAGAACCGGAGCCACCAAACAGGTCGAGGATGATGTCGCCAGGACGCGCAGAGTTGCGCAGCATGCGTTCGATCAAGGCCACAGGCTTCATGGTTGGGTGGCCATCGGAGCGCTTGGGCTTTGATTCACGGATGATGGACGGAACCATCTCCTCAATCGTGGCCGTGCCGTCAATCACCATGACCGAGTCACCCACACGAATCTCAAAGCGGCCATCTTCACGACGGGTGAACGGCATGCGGTCTTGATCAAGGTCAATCATGGTCGTGAGTTTGCGGCCACCGTACCAGCGATGTGAGCTGCCAGGCTTCCAACCGTAGAGGATGGGCTCGTGCTGCCACTGGTAGTCGGAGCGGCCAAGAACAAGGGAATCCTTTTTCCAGATCAGGCAACCGGACAACTTGAAGCCAGCAGCGGTGAAGCCAGCGCGGAAGTTCAATCCCTCAGTGTCAGCGTGCGCCACGTAGATGGCAGCGCCAGGCTTCATGACAGCATAAGCCGTGGTCATGGCCGAGCAGATGAACTCGCGGAACTCTTTGTCGCTCAGGTCGTCGTTGGCAATTTTGCCAGCCTTGGTTTCATAGGCCACGTTGTAGGGTGGATCAGTCCAGCAGCAGTCAGCCAGCTCACCTTGCATCAAGGCGTCGAGGTTCGCCATCGAGGTCGAATCACCGCAAACCAAACGATGTGGGCCAAGGATGTAGACGTCGCCCACCTTTGTCTTCGGTTCTGCGGGCACGTCGGGGGCATCGTCGGGGTCGTTTTCAGGTTCTAAGGTCTCGACCATGCCATCGATCTCCTCGAGCGAGAAACCGGTCAGCGTCAGGTCGTAGCCATCGGCCTTCAAGTCCGCCAGCTCAGAGCTGAGCAAAGCCAAGTCCCAGCCAGAGTTGAGCGCGATCTTGTTGTCGGCAAGGATCAAGGCCTTGCGTTGGGCATCGGACAGGCCAGCCAAGATCAGGACAGGAACCTCGGTCATCTTGAGCGCCAAGGCAGCTTGCAAACGACCGTGGCCAGCAATGATGCGATCTTGCTCGTCGATCAGAAGCGGGTTCGTGAAACCGAACTCCTTGATTGACCGGCAAAGCTGCTCGACCTGAGACGCGGAATGCGTGCGGGCGTTTTTTTCGTAAGGTTTCAAGCCAGCGATCGGACGCAGCTGGTAGACGCCAAGCGCGGGTGATTTCGTTTCGTTTTTCATTTCTCTCTCCGGTTGATGTTAATTATGCAACACAAGGGCCATGTACACCTCATGTCACCTGTGACAAGGTTTCCTATTACGCGCCCGTTTTTCGTGTGCGCCCCTCGCGCGTTCCCTATATCCCTAATTTTCTTTAGTTTTAGGTAGAAGGTGTCATAGGTGCACAGGTGGATAAAACCCAATGAAATCAAGGCTTTCAAAAGTGACTCCTATTTTGTGCCGGTGTCATAGAGGTGTCAGGAACGTACAAAAGGCGGGTGTTGCCGGTGCGTTTCGACTGCTCACCGTTCAATTTGCGCATGATGATGCCCCCTTTGGTCACCTCAGCCTTGGAACAATTCAGCTTTCCTAGTGACACCATCACCTCCGTCGCGCTCCGCCATTTCCACATCGAACGTGGGTCAGACCACTTCAAACCGCTCGTGATCAGCTCCTCGATTGGGTCGATTACGGTGAAGTCCTCGTTGTGGTCGTTGAGCAAAGCCATCTCAGAAGTTGTAAGAAACCACGACTCGCCAGGACGGTAAAGCTGCTCATAGACCTGCGCCCAGCACTGCTGCATGTTCACGTTGTGGTCATGGTCGAGCTTCTCGCACTCGATCGTCCAGTAGCGCCGGTTGCCCGTGTCGTCGTGCAGGTAGTTCTTGGGATTGACCGAGGCAAAGAACACGGTGCGACGGGCAAACGCCGACTCCTTGCGGGCGTAAGCTCGGCGCAAGACGTCACGGTCGGAGGTCAGGAAGGATTTAAGCGCGGCCACGTCGGACTTGCGGAAGGTGGCGTCGATCTCGCCCAGCTCCACCAGCCAGTTCGACACGCACTTCATCACCGAATCACGGTCGTCAGGGCGCAGCAGCATGCCGTCCTTGAGTACACCGATGCTGTCGGGCACCAAGGACTTAAACCACTTGGTCTTGCCCACGTACTGCGCACCCTGAAAAACAAGCACGCCATGGGCAGAAACGCCGGTCGGACGGAAGGCAGCAGCGATGGCCGAGATCATCCAGCGGGTCATGAACGCGGTCTTCATGGCCATGATGCGGTGATCGACGTCCTCACCCTTGGCTTTGACCGTGGCAATGAGCTGGGCCAGATGATCCTGACCGTCCCAAGGCGAGCTGGTCACCCACTCGGCCACAGGGTTGTACTGGTTCTGGTCGGCAAGGTAGGTCACGAAGTCCGGCACGCGGTCGACGGGCATGCGGAACTTGGCACACTCGGAGATCAGCCACGACAGGCTGGCGTTTTGCCGGTTGTCCAACGAGAAGCCAGCGTCGGGGATGAGAATCTCCTCCTCCTTGCTGATCACGTTGTAGCGGATGATGACGCCCAAGCGACGCGCAATGGTCGCCAAGTTCTCGATGGTCGAGAGCGGCTTGCCTTTGTCGTTGGTGTCGGGCAGAAAGCCGTAGTAGTCAACGGGTGCAGCGGCAGGCGCCAGAGAGGTAACGTCTCCGCTGCTTGCGGGGTTGTTTGTGATCTCACCCGCTGCTGCGCCGGTAGAGGACGGGTCACTCGCCGCATTGACCTGCACCGGATTATCCTCCGGCTCGAAGTCGCGCGGTGGCCTTGGGTCTTCAAAACACATGCGAACGGCCTGCAAGCCCTCATCGGCGTGCAAATCGTTGAAGTCGGTACCGGTCTGCTCGTTCATCCAGACGGGCCAAGCAACCACACCACCGACAGCGCGGGCAGCATCAGCGCCAGCAACCATGCCAGGGTTGCCCTTGGTCTTGAAGTCGTCGTCGCAACCGATGATGATCAGCGCGTCCGGCAAAGCCTTGCGAATCTTGACGGCCACGTTTTCGAGGTTGCCAGCGTTGAACGCCACCACCACACAGTAGCCAGTGGCCAGCTCGATCGACTTGCCTGTGGCCCAGCCCTCGCAAATCACCACGGGGCCAAGTCGCGACGGCTTGCCCAGCACGGTGTAAGCACCGGCCATGGGCGTGCCCTTGAGAAACCGCTTCTCGCCATCGGCATGGATGCGCTGCAAGCCAACCAGCGGGCCAGGGCCATGGCGCACAGGAATCAGCAGCTCACCGTTCAAAACACGGGTGCCTTCGGTGCCCACCATCTTGCGCACACCGTATGGGTGACTCATCTCCTGAGCCTGCTCCCACATCGATGCAGCACGGACAGCGCACTCGGCGTGCTCACGGGCCATGTCGGCCTCGCGCTGCGCTTTGGCATCGTCCATCTTCTTGCGCCATGCCCGCTTCTCTTCGGGCGTGAACTCGCGCTTGTTCTTTGACGACCACGTCGCGTCAACCTGCGCTCGGTTGCAGCCAAACCGGCCAGCAGGGCGCTCGTCGTCGTGAAACACATACCAGCCAGCCTTGTCACGAGGCGTCCCGTTTGAGCTAAAGCGCTGGATTTTGCCATCGCCAATGATTTCGTCAGGGGGTGTCAACCCCGCAGCAGCAATGGCGTCTCTAAATTCTTGTTGTGCGTTCATACCTGGCTCTCAAAACTGGCGAAAAGGTGGGGCCGCACTCGCCAGGGTCATGCGTCGTCGCCTGATAGCTAGTCAGACCAAGCCCCGAAAGAAATGTACCATAGTTATTGCGCTTTACGCAACACCCACAAGGCAGAATCAACCGACCGAACGACGTCCGCAAGAGCGCCACGGTTGCGCATTGCGTTGAGAAACGCGTGCTGCGCTGCGGAGATTCGGCCCGTTGCCGTCTTGACCTCAAGAAAAAAAGGACGCCCGTCGTCGGTGAAGCCGAACAGGTCGGAGAACCCAACAGGTAGCCCAGACTTGACCGGCCTGCCGTCCTTGGTGAAGAACAGTCCAACGTTGCCGCGAAACACCATGTGGCCAGCCTTTGACAGCTCCAGCATGATCAAGCGCATGAGATCAGCCTCGGTCACGTTGGGCCTTTGCGTGCGCATGGACAGCGCGAATCAGGTCGGCAAACGCGTTACCAGCAGCCTCGCCCCTACGCTTGGTCACGTCGGCGATGTACGAGCGACGCTGGTCAATGCGCGGCATCGAAAGAACGTGGCGAGCCTCACACTCGGTGCGCCAGTCCTCGCAGAAGTTGCACACCACGCGCCCGTCTATCAAAGTCACCACAGGGCCAGATTCGCAGCGACGACAGCCAAGGCACTCAGGCACGACGCGCAACCTTCGCGTGACGCGCACGCAACACATGACGGGCCCACAGCTCCGGACGCTTCATGCCACGGCTGCGGCCAAGCGCCACCAAAGTCTGCTCGTCCTGCGCAAACGCCTGCTCAGCCTTGCGCATCTTCACCGCAGCGGCTTGGTCGATTTCCTCGAGCTCACCGTCCACCTGATTCAACTCGCGCTCCACCACTGGGAACTCATAGCCACAACTGCAATGCGTTGCGACAGACGCCACGGTGGCAAAGCACTCGGCGCAGGTTTTCACGGGCACTTCGGACTTTTTGGCCCCGTGCTTCTTGGGCTGACCATCCAGCGACCACGCACGCACCTCGTCCGGCATGCCATGACGCTTTACGTTGCCAGCATGGTCAAGGATGATCGCCTCCGTTTTGCCAGGGAAGGTGCGCAGCGCACGCCCAACCTGCTGCAAGTACAAGCCCAGCGACTGCGTTGGGCGCAACAAGATAGCAGCCTCGATGGCGGGCACATCAAACCCCTCGGAGATAAGGTCGCACGAGGCAAGCACCTGCACCTTGCCTTGGGCAAACTCAGCAAGGACAGCAGCACGCAAGTCGCGCTCCATGGTGCCATCGATTGCTCTGGCCACGATGCCGCTGGCGTTAAATTGGTCGGCCACGTTCTGCGCGTGCTTGACCGAGACGCAAAACGCCACAGCACGACGGCCAGGCGCGAGACGTTGGTAGTGGGCAACAGCGTCGCCGGTCACGGACGGCTTGTCCACCGCAGCCTCCAGCTCGCCACGCACGTAGTCGCCCATTCGCGTGTGAACACCGGACAGGTCGACACCAGCAGGCGCAAACAAACGGTACGGGCTCAAAGCCCCCAGCTCGATGAGGTCGCGCATCGAAGGCCCCTGCACCATGCACTGGAACAAGTCGCGCAAACCCTCGCCGGACAAGCGGATCGGTGTGGCCGTCACGCCCAGCAGTTTTGCCTGTGGATAAGCTGTGATCACCTTACCCCATGTGCTGTCGCTGATTGCATGGTGAGCCTCGTCCACAATGATCAGGTCGGGCGCAGCATAGCGGTCGAGCCTGCGCACAAGCGTGAACACGGAAGCCACCTGCACCATCGAATGGCGATTGCCGATGTAGCTGGGCGCGATCATGCCGTGGTCAACATCGAACGAGGTGAGCGTGCGCGAGATTTGCTCAAGCAGCTCGACGCGGTGGGCAAGCACCCAAACGCGCAGGCCCTTCTTCACAGCGTTGCTGACCATGTACGAGAAGCAAACAGTCTTGCCGCCACCGGTGGGCAGCACGATGAGCTGGCTTGTTTTGCCCGCAATGAAGTTGGCACGGGCACGCTCGATCAAGGTGTTCTGATATGGGCGCAGGGTGATGGTCATTTGATCCTCATCTGTTTTGACCGGTACATGAAGCAGGTCGGGCCTGGCACGCGCTCAAGGATGCCAGCACGGTGCAAGCGCCCAAGCGAGGCGTTGCTCAACCTGCGCACACCGGCGCGTTCTGCAATTTTGCTCGGCAGCTCGTAGCGATCCACCGAAACGATGGACGCCAACTGGCGATCAGAGACCATGCTCAGCGGCCTTCAAGATCAAGTCCTCGGCCACCAAGCTCAAGCCGCGGGCACGAGCAAGCGCCAAGACGCGTCCCTGCAACTGCGCAGGCACAGAGCCACCCGTGCCGCCCTCTTCTTTGGGGCTGCGCCAGCGGCTGATGCTCGAAGGGTTACGGCCAAGCTCACGCGCCAAGGCACGCACGCCACCAAAGGCAGCGATGCACTTGCCAGCGGGCGTGTCGTCAGTTGTTTGTGTGTCTGGTGTATTCATGCCGCGATTGTAGCAAATAACGCAACACGTTGCGTTTGTTGCAATTCAGCAACTCATGCACATTTAATCCAACTTAGCCAGATTTGTGTGGCATGATGCAGTTATTGCAACACAACAGGAGAACGCAATGAGCCGACACGACGACCTCACGATGTACACAGCCAACGCACGCGACGACAGCGACGCGTCACTTGAATGCTACTTCGAGGACTACACCAGCAACCTCTGGCACGTCTACGTCAACGGCGCTGAGATTTACAACCTGCTCAGCGACACGGTGATCGAAAGCCTCGAACAAGAGTACCGCAAACACTGCCGAGCCGAGCGCCTGCAAAGCGAGATCGACATAGCCATGGACAGCGAGTTCGCGCGCGAGATGACCCGCAGGATTTTTAACGCAACCGGAGTAAAACTGTAATGTGGCCATTCCCACCATTCCCAGCACAGCCATGGACGCAGGCTCAACAAAAAGCGTACCAAACCCAACAACGTCAACAACTACCAGAGGCCCCACTATGACAACAGTAACAGCAACACTAAAAGCATGGACGACCAGTTCATGGAGAAACTCGGATCACATTTTCCACTTAATTAAAAATGGAGAAACAACAGAAGCACTTGATTCGCTTACATACATAAACCACGATATGAGCAACGCTGAAGACTGGGTCGAGGTTGGCACAGCCGAAATCACGGTGACCTTTTACCCGCGCGAAACAACACTCGCAAAAGAGCTCGACGGCCTCAACAGCCAGCTCCAAAAAGTCAGGGCAGAAAACCACATGCGAGAAAACGCCATCCTTGACCGCATCAGCAAACTGCAAGCAATCACATACGAACCAAGCGAGGGCTAAGAATATGACCACCGAAATCATCAAAACCACCAGCGAGCAGCAATGGCTGGAGCTGCGCAAGCTAGACGTTACCAGCACCGAATCAGCCGCGCTGTTTGGCATGAGCCCATACCTGACGCACTTCGACTTGTGGCATCGCAAGCGCAACAACGTGACGCCAGACTTCAAGGTCAACGAGCGCATGAAGTGGGGCAACCGGCTGGAAGCAGCCATCGCCCACGGCATCGCAGAGGAACAAGGCTGGGAAATCGTGCCGCTCAAAGACTACATGCGCGACCCAGACGCACGCATCGGCAGCTCGTTCGACTTCATGATCACCAACCTCGAAGGTGGCCCAGCACATCTGGAGATTAAAAACGTCGACTACCTTGCATTCCGCGACGGCTGGATCGAGCACGACGACGGCAGCATCGAAGCCCCTGAGCACATCGAGATGCAGGTGCAGCACCAAATGGCCGTGAGCGGATTCACACGCTCGTTCATTGGCGCATTCATCGCAGGCAACCGAGGCGTCGTCATTGAGCGCCAGCGCGACGAGCAAGTCATTGCGGCCATCAAAGCCAAGGTGGCCGAGTTCTGGCGCACCATCGACGCCAACGAGGAACCCATGCCGGTCATGCCACAAGACGCCGACGTGGTGATCAGGCTCAATCAGTACGCACAGCCAGGCAAGGTACTCGACGCCAGCACAGACGAAGTGCTGATCGGATTGGTGAACGACTACAAGAACGCGGCAGCACAAGCGGCCAACTGGGAAGAAGACAAACAGGTCTGCAAAGCCAAGCTGCTCGAGCACATTGGCGACGCCGAGAAAGTCCTGCTGCCAGGCTTCACCATCAGCGCAGCCATGCAGGCCGACACACCACCCACCATCATCACCGAAGACATGATCGGCAAAACCTACGGCGGTCGAAAAGGCTTCCGAGGATTACGAATAAACACACGCAAACCCACTAAAGCGTGATACACTGTTGCAAAACAAGCAACACCGCCACCGGTCGGCCACCGGTACTTTTAGGAGAAAACGATGAGAGTAATTGAAGACCACAAGGTAAACCCAGCAAACGACACGCTGACCATTTCGGTGATTGACGAGCCAGGTGCAGGAGGCGCAAACCATCAGTACGTAGTGACAGGAATCGCTAATCATCCAGGCGTTCACATCAACTTCCAAAACGGCCCAATCCTTGAAAACGGCGTCAACGGCTTGACGCAAGAAGTGCTGCTCGCAATCGTTGCTGACCGCCTCCGCAGCTTTCAGGCTGGCCCATTTTCATGCAAAGCCAACGCCTGCGCATTAACTCACATCGAGGAGGCGCAACACTGGCTGCAACAACGAACCATCGAACGCATGCGTCGCGGCGTCGAAGGCACTCACCAAATTTAATAGGAGAAACCCATGAGCAACAACCAGCTAGTCGTGCAAGAAGTGCGACACGCCATCGAGAAGATGGCCCCCCAGTTCAAAGCAGCATTGCCAGCCCACGTTAGCGTCGAGAAATTCGTCCGAGTCACGCTGACCGCTGTGCAAACAAACCCAGCCCTGCTTGACGCCGACCGACGCACACTCTTCGGAGCCGCGACCAAGGCAGCGCAGATGGGCCTATTACCAGACGGACGCGAAGGCGCGATCGTCACCTTCGGCAACCAAGCTCAATGGATGCCCATGGTCGCAGGAATCATGAAGCTGGTGCGCAACAGCGGCGAGATCAGCACATGGAGCGTGCAAGCGGTCTACGAAAACGACCAATTCGACTTCTGCCTTGGCGACGAGGAGCACATCACCCACAAGCCAGCCCTCTCCAATCGCGGCCAACTGATCGCGGTGTACAGCATCGTCAGCATGAAGGACGGCGAGAAGTCCCGCGAGGTTATGAGCGTCGAAGACGTCAACGCCATCCGAGGTCGCAGCCGAAGCGGCAAGTCCGGCCCTTGGGTTTCAGACTTCGCCGAGATGGCCAAGAAAACTGTTGTGCGACGCCACAGCAAACGCCTGCCACTGAGCACCGACATTGACGGCGTCATGCACGAAGACGACGAACTGTTCATGCCACCGGCAGAAGCGCAGCAGGAAGCGCCACAAGCCGCTCCAGCAGCCTCGGCAAGCAAACGCCCTAGCCGACTAGACAAAGTCGCAGCACAGGCCCCACAGCAAGCGCCAGAGCATGACGACGACGGCGTGATCGACGTGCCACACCGCGACGCTGCACCGGCAGGCAACCCAGACGACTCGCCCATCTAAAACAATGGGGCCTCATTCACACCGAGGCCCCACACACGAGAACACCATGACAAACCAACAAGAACTGCTCACACCGGAAGAAGTCTCGGGCATCCTCAAGATCACCGTTGGCACGCTTGAGAACTGGCGACAAAAAAACTACGGCCCCGCGTTTCTAAAACTTGGCGGCAAACCACGAAGCCCAGTGCGGTACCGACGCCAAGACGTTGAGAACTGGATCGCCGAGGTGTCCAAATGAAAAAACGCACCCGCATGAAACCGGTAGTGATCTACAAGTACAACACGCTCGACTTGATGTTCGCCAGCCCAGACAAGCCAATGGACGCGTCAAAGCGCAGACACCAGCTCACACGCATGTGGAACGGCCTCGCATCAATCAAGACCGCAGAGACACCAACCACGGACGACTGGCGCGTGTGCAGCGACGCGGTCAACTTGATGGAAACCATGGTGGACATGAAGATCGTGGAAGACACAAGTGGCCTGCTTGAAGACGCGGTCAAAGCGCTCGCAGAAGCAGGCAAACGATACAAGCAAGGCAAGAAGCTGCGCCTCGATGCACCAGGCATCAAAGCGGTCAGCGCGGTGCTTGAAGATTACGCCAGCGTGCTCGAAGCAATGCCAGCCAGAACCATGATGACGGTGCACCGAAACACGGAGCGACGCATTCACGAAATACTGGCAGGCAAAAGAAAGCCGCACGACGTAGAAATGATTGACCTATAGGAGAGCACGATGAAAGAAATTCTCACCATTGAAGACAGGCTCAAAGTCATGCGCAGAGAAGCACTACTCAAGTGGATGCTGCGCTTCACAATCGCTGCCGCATTTGTCGCGGTGCTTTTTGATTTGTTTGTTTGGAGGTCAGCATGAAGGAATGGATAGCAGCAATCATCATTGCGATCGTCATGAGCACAGCGTACATGCTCGACGGAAACGCGCAAACGATCTCGTTTAACTACGAGCGCCCAACCAAAAGCGAAGCGTACAAAACATGCGCAGCCATTGGAGGCCCGAACGCTTGGTTTAAGTTCGACAAGAACGACAAACTAATCTGCACCAACAAACGCGGCGACAAACTGTGGAGACAACCATGAGTAACTTGTGGATTAACTGGCGCTTCGGCGCATGGCATTTACAAATTGGGCCTGACCGTCCACGATTTCGATTTGTGCGCAACGAGTACTGGTCTAAAAACAAACCACCATGCTGGTTTGAGCGTTATTAAAAGGAGACAACCATGAGCAACTGGATACCAAAGCTAACGGTCTTGAAAGACCAAAACGGAACGATCATTCAAAAAACAATCCAGCGCACACAAGACGGCCCGATTGAACTTCTTGGCGCGGAATACCCATACGCCAGCACAGAAGAAGTCGAAGCGATGCTGCAACCTGACACGCGCACACCAGAGCAGAAAAAACAAGCAGCGTTCGACGACAAGAACTGGCGCAATGAACAGGGTGCGGAAGGAGCGCCATGGATTAGCACATGCAATGAAACATTGCGATTGCAAAATAAACCATATCCACGCACATGCAAGAAATGCGGCCTTGGCCCTTGCGTTGGAAAAACCAAACAAGAGCAAGTCGCAGAAAAAGAAATATGGATAGTGACAACACCAGAAGAAGCGCTCGACTGGCTGGCGCAGCAACACTTCGATCAATGCCGCGAAGAACGCCCGATTCAAAACTGGATCAAAGGCATGAAAGCGATGCTTCCAAAGGATGTGCTATGAGTAAAGAAGCAATGAAGCTGGCGCTTGAGGCGCTAAACAATGCAACAAGCTATGGTTCACTTACTGGGGCGGATTGGGTATTTAAACAAGTAGACGAAGCCATCAAAGCCCTAGAAGAAGCACTAGCCAAGCAAGAGCAGCGGAACGACAGTGAGCATTTGGGTGAGCCTGTGGCGCTTACATGGAATAAAAAAATGGATGCGGTGCAAGCTATGTTGGGAATAACAAGTGGAGAGCTTGATTGTCTTGGTGAATCTCTTCTTGAAACATATGCTAACGATGTTGAGCGTGTCTACAAAGCTCTCTACACCACACCACAACAACGCAAGCCGCTGACGGATGAGCAGATCGTGCCAATGTTTCGCGCCAGAGAGAAACTAAAAGTACTCGGTGAAAAAGATGCGTGGTTTTGGTATGCGTGGGGAATTGGTGATGCAGAGGCCGCTCACAGCATTAAGGAGTAAGACATGACAGACATTAGGAAAATTTGCCATTGTTGCGATGGTCAAGGTCAAGTTGACACAGGAATTGATGAATCCCCAGTGACAGTTTGCAATTACTGCAATGGGACAGGAGTGAACCCGTTTTACCAAGCAGGGTTTGATGCCGCGATAGCACAACAACGCAAGCCGATGGGAAACGTGCTGAAGGTAGAGCGCACCAGCGATCAAAGCGTCCTAGTTGTGTTCAGAAGCTGCCGAGCAGCAAGCGAGTTTGAGACTAAAGCCGCCCACGGCATTAAGGAGTAAGACATGACCCCAGCACGCGAGCAATTCGAAAAACTGTACGGCCACCTTGGCCTTGCCACATCAGACGCGGCGTGGTTTGTTTTTCTATCCGGATGGAACTGCGCACTAGAGCAGACCGCCAAGAACTTCGAGCGCTTGCCATTTGGTGACACAGCGACAAGCACAGCCACATACATCAGAAACAACAAAGAGTAATCACATGACCATCATCAACGCATTTCACCCAGACTACGTGCAGACATACATGCCACAGTTTTTGTCCACCATCAGAGCCGAAGGCATCCAGCAAGCCAACGGGTCGAAGTACGGCTCAAGGGCCAAGGCAACGCGCGAATCAGCAGACAAGGCAGTGTTCACCATTGCCACATTTCCAAAGACACAACGCGTCAGCCTTGCGCCAAAAGAAATCATGTACTACAGCAAAGCAGGCACAGCCAACACAACAAAGAAGAAAAAGAAATGAGCGAAGAATTAAAAAGCCTGCTGACGTTGATCGTGTTGATCTTCGTTGCAGCAGGCCTTGTGGTTTTTGTATTGTGCTGGCTATTTACCAGAGACATCTACAACCACGAAGATCAAGCGTAAGCGCGTGTGCCTTGCTTGTCAATGATGAGCTTTGACTTTTTGGGCACGTCGCTCTCATTGGTGGTGATGGCCACATGAGTCCAGCGGTCGAACTCGCGAATCACTTGCTGGTAAGGCAGCTCGCTTGCAATGATTGCCTTCACCACTTCGTCCGGCGTCATGCCAGGCACGCGAATGTCAGCAGCACAACCACGGCGATGGTCACTTGTGTTCTTTGAGCCGACAGCAGTGTTCACAGCCTCAGAGCGAAACGCGCTGTTCACCATGATGGGCTTGCCACCCAAGATGACCTTCAACTGTTCCAAGAAGTTCGCCAGGCGTGGCAGGTTCTCATAGGCGTTCACAAGCACCTCCTTGCCGTCGATGATGCACTTCTCGGTGGTCGTTGGCGTGTTATCCAGCTCGCGATGATCGGTGTGTGTCAGCTCTTCAAGCGTGAAGTGTGGGGTTAGATTTGTCATTTGCGGCTCTCCATTACTTTTTCAACAGTGCGACCACCGAAGTAGGCGGTCATTACGATCATGCCCCACTGACCCAGCAGGTTCACGTAGGACTCAGCGATGCGAAATCCAAAGCCATCTGCCACCGCCATCAGGATGAAGGCAGACAGAATGTAGATCAGCGTCATTGGTCGGATATTTTTAGACAGCCACGAATCGCTGGCCATGTCAGCCTGCCAGCGTTCGCTGACGGCCTTTGTTTCAGCTTCAAACGCACGCGTGTCAATCTCTTTGAGTTTGAGCGCCAGCTCCGGATTTGCCTCCAGAGCCTTAGTCACCTCACCAATTGACGCAGGCACACCGAGCTTGTCAGCAATGGCCTTCACAGCCATGCCACCCATAGGGCCAGCCACCGCAGTGGCCAGCGCTGGGGCTGCGCTCTTCAACAGATTAAGAAGGCTGTCCATCGTCCGGATTTCCAACGATTGCGTGCGCAATGGCGGCAGTGGCCTTGCGACCAGAGATACCACCCAATGTGCCCACACCCATAAAGGCGATGGCTTTCAGGATTTCCAAGAAGATGGCGTCGATCGGAGCCAGGTCTTCTGATTGCACCTCAAACGCAATGGCGTACAAAACACCAAACGCAATGACCATCACCATGATCGTGATCGAGCGAACCACGAAGGCCCACACTTGCACCTCAACCTCTTCGACGGTTGGCTTGGGCCGATTGATACGAGCCTCGATGATTTTCAGTAATAGGTCTTTCACTCCTTGCCTTTCTCGGTGTTTTCCACCGTCTTTAATAAACGCTCGAGCTTCTCTCTCTCTTCGCGCAAAACCAATGCAGCCTTGTGCAACTCACGACGATCGCGTGTGCGCTCGGCATCTTGAACTGCAAACTTAAACAGACCCCAGAAAATGACTGTGCCAAAGCACATGACCAGCAAGCCAAGAAACACAATCACGCCAAGGTTGTCAGGTTTAGACATTCGCAATGATACCAATCAACAACCAAAAGTAGGCCACCATGAGCAGCAAGAAAAACACCGTCACGTTGCGGTCAATGCGGTCGTTGCGCTCTCGGTGCTGTCTTGCCACCAGCGCAGCACGCTCGCGTTTCTGCTTCATCTGACGAGCCGCTTGCCCGACCTTCACCTTGTCCTGCATCTCTTTGAACTGCGTCCAGATCGGCCCAAGCTGCCATGGCGCGTTGCTCGTCATCAGTGTCATCAACGCTGGGTAGGCGGCATCCACTTCGACCTGCAACTGCGTGAGCTCCAGCACTTCCTTCTGGTCGATCACGTCCTTGCCAAAAACTTCTGCGTAGCGCTTCTCTGTGTACGACTTCAGAAAAGCGTACTTGTCGAACCACTCACCAACGTGGCCGATGAACTGCTGCACGACTTCGTCTTGTGTGGGGATGTGGTCGATGTATTCGTCTTTTGCGCTGGATTTTTTCGCGGGTGATTTGGCTGGCTCGGCGGCTTCATGTTGCTTGGCGATAGCGCTTTGATTAGATTTTGCAGGCGCACCAAGTAAAGATTTGATCCACCCCCAGATGCCGGTGACTTCTGCATAAATCTTCTTGGCGTCAGCAACACCGCCTTCGACAGTTTTCTTGACGCGCTGAATTTCGACAGAGCCTTCACGCAGGCAATCGCAGCAGTATTGAATGCCGCTATACGCAGCACGCATTGCTTGCAAAGCCAGCATGATCTCTGGGCCCACATCAGATGCCGATCAGCTTCTTGAAGAACTCAGCAGCAGCGCCAGGGCCGAGAAGCACAGCAGCCAGCACAGCCCAGATGTAGTACTCGATCTTTGTCATACGAGCAGAGCCATTCTCAAGCTGGCGATTGATCGTCTCATAACGCTGCGCGCACACAGCCTCATGAGTCATTAGCTTAGCCTCGGTCATTGATACGCTGTCTGACATTTATTGCTCCGCTGTTGGTTCGTCTGCTGGCTCAGGCGTGTTGCCTTCTTCCAGCCATTTCAAATAGGCTTGGTAGTCTGTGTTGGCGGGGTCAAGTGGGATAAACGTGTTGGTTGCAACACGAATCACAAAATCATTGCCGTTGGCTGACGTGAAAAGTTTGTGCATTTACAGCTCCGCAGAAAAAACAATTGCGCCGTAAGGTGCGCTTTGGGTTTCAAGCCATCCACCAGCTCCAGTAGCTAGACCTGAAACGGATGCGTTGTATAACAACGCACCGTTTGCATTGATGCCGTTTGTAAGCAGCGTGGTAAATGAGGACGATGTGCCGCCAAGATAGACACGGTAGTATGTTGAACCAGATGCGTATGAGCCTGCTGGCGTTGCTCGCATTGTTACAGGGAACGATAAGAAGGCATCAAAACGAGTAGACGAAAACGCGGCTGCATTTGTCATGGTTCCTTGCAGTGGGACATAGCAGTACCGCTGACACAAAGCCAACTCAGTACCATACGGGCGGTAGTCAAACGATGTGGCTGTGCTGCCTTTTTCTAGTTGAACGCCTGTGATGTAGAAGGTGGCTCCAGATGTGCCGACAACAGAGGTTGCGCCTGTGGCTCCAATATAGTTTGCACCTGCCCATGTACCAGCAGCTCCGCTGTATGTAGCGCCAACACCTAGACCCATGTAAATACGAATACCGGTTCCATTTGTTGTTAACCATGTTCCACTTGTGTCACCAGCGATGGTTATAGTTTTTTGTTCAAAAGTATTTGCCGCACTAATTGTGTATGTGAATGGGTAGGAGCGATCAGAAGCACTATTTTGAACCACCCCTCCAAAAGTACCAGTCAAAGAACTACGAACCCAAAACGACAAAGTAACAGTAGCTGCGGATGCTGTTCCCCACGCCAAATCAGCAACATTTAAGCCTTCAATATTAAGCGCATGGACAAAGAAGTCTGTACTTGTAATTGAATAAGCAGAAGAAGATGTAAACAACAGAGAGTTTACAAAACCAGTTGGTGCTGTCGTACTTTGCTGAAGTGTGCCTTTTGAAGATTGTGACGCTTGAAATTTAAAACGATCAACAGCAAACACATTATTGTTGGCTGTAACACTAGCCCCAGCATTACGCTGGTCAATCATCATCGCACCGTTGATGATGCGGTTTTTCATCCCAACAAAACCGCCAGTGCCGTAGCTACCAGACAGCTCTGCTAATTCTCTTGCGTTGCTCATTGTTGTGCTCCTTCAAGGGCGGCTACGCGCTCAGTGAGTGTTGTGATTAGGGCTTGTTGTTCTTGGATGGCTTTGACCAAAGTAGGAATCAAGTTGGCGTTCACTGCCTTGTAAGGTTCTTCACCTTCTGGCGCAGGGTCAAGCCATTCCTCAATCATGTCAGGGAACACTTCCTCAAACTCTTGGGCAATAAAGCCACGGGCGTTCTTAATGTCCTGACCTTTACCTTCTTTCCAATCAAACTTGCGTGGTTGCAAGGCCATTAATTTTTCAAGACCATCGTCCAAATCACGGATATTTTCTTTCAAGCGTTGGTCAGAAATGCCAGTGATGGTTGTGCTTGTTGCTGAAATAGTACCGCCAGCGCCAACATAAAAACGCCAAGCGGCTGCGCCAACTGAGTAAAGAGAAAATCCGTTACTTTGCCCGTTTGTAGTTGCGGCAGTTACAAGACTTATCCTTGGGTAATTGGCTCCATCACCAGCAGGCGCAATTTTAATGCCGTAACCAGAAGTTTGACCTGCGGTTGTATCACCCACCAGCAAGTTACCGCTGGTGTCGATACGAACTTTTTCTGAACCATTGATACCAAAAATCAATGGATGTGCAGAACGTGTTTCTAAAGTAACGTCACCACTACCATTTTGCAAAGCCCCACGAACTGTGCCGTTTGTTACCTCAAGCCAGCCGCCAGTTGTAGAAGAAACAGTTACAGACTTATAGCCAGCAATGTTTGTTGGCGAACTCGTACCAATACCTACGTTACCCGAGGCATCTTTATAGAACTGGCCTGAGCCTAAGTTCACAACACCAGTTCCACCAGTAAGAGTACCTGTGTAGCTAGGGCTTGCAATAGTCAAGAACTTAGCATCAGCAGCGCTCTGCGTATAAGTGTCAGCTACAGTGAAGCTCTTGAACGCCACTACCACAACTTCATCACTCACACGAGCAGCAACACTAAGCACAACGCTTGTACCGTTGGTAGCCGTGTAGTCCGTGCTATCAAGTGCAGCGCCGTTCAAGAACACGATGATGTTGCCACTGGTGTAGCTCATAGTTCCACCGACAGCGGCAGCACCGCTGAATGTTGTCTGACCAGCCGTTGCAACGTACTTGTAGACGTTCATCGCTGTTGTGCCAGCAGCAGTGGCAGTGATCCAGTTCGCACCGTCATAGACCTTCATGGTCTGCGTGGTGGTGTTGTAGTACAGCGCACCAGTCACCAAAGCGTTGCCGTCGTTGTCAAGCGTTGGGTCAGACGACTTCGGGCCAAGGTAGCGATCATCAAACGAATCCAAAGACGAAGCAGCAGCAGCAGCGCTTGCAGCAGCAGAGCTGGCAGAGCTGGCAGCGTTTGCAGCCTCAGTTGGTGCAGCGATGATTGCAGCCATGTTTGTGGCCGCGCTGTTTACAGACGCAATGTTTGTGGCCACGGTAGACACAGCAGCAGCCACACCGGCCACAGTCGTGACGTTTGCCGCGATGCCAGCCACGGTCGTGACGTTGGAGGAGATACCTGCCACAGTCGTCACGTTGGCCGCGATGTTCTCAACGGCAGAAACGTCGCTGGCAATATCGGCCACAGCTTGAACGTCGACGGAGATGGCCGCAACCGCACCAATGTCAGTGCCATCAGCGGCAACGGTACTAACAGCCGCAGAGATGCCAGCAACAGTAGTCACAGCAGAAGACACGCCAGCGACGGTCGTCACGTTTGACGAGACTCCAGCCACAGTGTTGATGTTGGTCGTGTTTCCGGCCACCGTGGTCACATTAGCAGCAATACCAGCAACCGTGGTCACGTTGGCAGCGATACCGGCGACGGTGGTGACCTCAGTGTCCACACCAGCCACGGTGGTCACGTCAGCAACGATTGCAGCAACAGCATCCAGCTCGTCGGCGCTATCGGCCAAACGGACAATGTCGGCCACCAAGGCGTTCGCATCTTCGGTGTTTGACACCGGCAGCTTGGCGGAGCGATCGACCTCCTCCTTGAGCTGCTGCGCAATCATGGTGAGCTGGTCAAGCGCACGCTCGTGAGATTCAGCAGGAAACGAATCGCCAGCCACATAGTCCGTCTCCTGCGTCGTCGGCACGTTGCGAACGATGGTCAGCGTCTGGCCGGTGGCCAAAGCGGTACCAAGCGTCACAGAACCAGACGAAGCGCCAGCACCAGTGACGGTGTAGTCTACATCAAGCTCCAGCTCCTCCTCGACACCGGCCACGTTTTTCACGACCTTAATGTGAGAGTTTTCGAGGAAGCGGAATCCTACGGTGAATGGGCCAGTCGTGCCGGAGCCAGCATACGGGCCCGATCGCGCTGTGGTTGTTGAAACGGTCATTGCGACTCCTGTGTTTCCTAGATTTTAGAACGCTACCTGTGACGGCGGCAAGATATATGACTGACCGTTCTCACGCTCGATCCGCTTCTCCATCCGGCGCAAAAAGCCAGGGTTCAGCGATTCCTGAATGCGGAACAGCACCATGTAGTCCAAAAGCGGGCGAATCCAGTACAGATTCAAGAACGGTGTATTGTCCAGCAACGCCTTAAACGAAGCCGCAGCCACGTCGTCACCGTTGCGCAAACGCGTCCACAAATCGGTCAGCGTGTCCAAATTACCGATCACAGGCCCAGCCAACGACGATGTGAACGTGCGACCCATGCGCGAGTACTCGCCGAACAGGAAGTCGCCATAGATACCAAGGCCACCACCCTGAGCCAAAGCGGCCACAATAGTTTTGGGGTCGGTCGGGTCACGAGGCTCGCGTCCTTTGAGCAAGTCCTTGCCAGCCATGGCGGCATAGCCCAACGCGCCGTACATACCGATCATCGAGGCCAAGCCGACCATGTCGCCGCGCCCGTTCTTAATGTACTCACCCACGGTGTCATAGCCACGGCCATAGACCTCGCGGCCCAAAACCATCTGCGTCATCGCCACACTAAACGACTTGAACTGGCCAATGAAGCGCAGCAACTCACCCTGCACAGTGCCAGGGCGCGAACCACGCAGCATCCACGCACGAGAGCGAGCGCTTGGCTCCAGCACGGCATGGTGGGCACGGTCAACGGCCATCACGCGCAGAGCCTGCGACAGATCGTCGGTCAAGTTCTTCACTGACGCGTCGCTTACTGTGCGGCCAACCTCGGTGATGTAGTTCTCAAGCGCAGCACGCGGCACTGTGCGCAAAGCCTCTGGCGTCATGTACGCACGACCGTCGGCCATTTGCATGGTGCCCATACGCAACAAGTCCCACTTCTTGCCGTCGATGTTGTAGAGCGTAAGCAAACGCTGCAACTCTGGGTCTAGACCGTCGAACTTCTTGCCAGCCTGCAACGCCATGTAATGCGAATGCTGCAAGGCTGCACCATCGCGCAGCGTCTCAGTCCACCAATTCAAACCGTTCAACTTGAAGAACTGCTGCATAGCCGCAGCCATCTTGCCAGCCACCAAGTCAGGATTGTCAAAACGGGCGCTCACAGAGCCAGCCACGGACTCGTGGAACACGCCAAGCGAAGACACAATGTCTGCCTTCTCGTTCTTGGCACGGCCCTGCGTCAGTCGGTTCATGCCGTCGAGCACACCCTCAAACATGTTCTTGCCCTCGGAGTAGCGCAGCTCAGCTGCGTAACCGGCCAAGTCAGACACCGAAGAAATCAACGCGCCGCCCAGCTTAGCCATGCTCATCCAAGAGCGGGCAAACGAGCTGATCTTGGCCGCAGTCACATCGCCAGGAATGTTCACCGATCCGTCCACCTGAGCCAACAAGTTCATCACAGCACCACGACGCTCGCGGAACTTGGCGCGTCTGACAGGGTCAGACACAAGCGAATTCTCGTACTCGTCAAGCAGGCGGGTGAGCGTTGCCTCTGGGTTGGTGCCCAAGGTCTTGAGCAGCGCCGCAGCAGAGGCAGAGCGGTCAAGGCCGGTCACAACGGACTCGGCCAATGTGCCCATGCCGAAGCGCTGGTTGTACTCAAACGCCGAGACGCCATCCTTGAAGTACAAGGCACGGCTGACAGATTCACGTTTTGCCAGATTGGAGCCCTTGCCCATGGCGACCGTGTCCTCGTCCAATGGGCTGGCCTTCATGTGCACACCGGCAGCAAAGTCGTCGTACAGAGCACGCAACGAGCCCATGGGGTCAACTTCGCTGATCAAACCCAAGCGCATCATCTTGGGTAGGTCGAGCTTGTCCTTCACAAAGTCCACCCACTCGGCATCCGTTGCCTCGCGGATTTTGAACATGTCGTGCGACTGGCGCGTGATGTAGCCTTGCAGGTCACGAATCCAAGCGCCAAAACGATTACGGCGGTCGCGAGCGGTCTGCTGGTACTTGTTGACAATCTCTGCCAACTGCACAGCCTGAGGCGACAGACCGGTCAAGTCCGGCTTGTCTTGGCCCAAACGCCACAACGCGTCGTACACATCACGGTCAAACACGCCAGACACGAACTCACGCATTAGGCCCAGCTTCTCAATGTCGGCAATCATGCCGCCCAAGAACTCCCCACGGAAACCCTTGTACTCAGCATCGACAGACACACGAGCGCCAGCACGAACACGCTGAGAGCCGACCAGCAGGGCAGCAAAGCCCTCAAAGTCCAAGCCTTTAGATTTGTACTGGTTCACAAACGACGCTGCTTTTAAGCGCACGTTTATGTTCAGCGCCACGTTGCGACGCTCAATGACAGCAGCCATCTCCAAGTTGTTCGCAAGCATGTCAGCCGCACGCATGGCCTCGGTTTGCATCTTGGCCGCAGCATCCTCAGCGCCCATGGCGTCACGCACAGAACGCGTCACGCCGCGAAGGCCCTGCACCTGCTTGCGCAACTGGCCGAGCAAGTCGTCGATTTCCTCCGGCATGATGTCCGGCATTTCAGACTTCATCGCGGCCACAGCTTCGGCGTCGTTGTCCAGCTTGTCAGCGGCAGAACGAAGCACCTTGGCATAAGACTTGGCACGCGCCACCTTGGCGTCCGCTGCCTTCATCTCAGGGTTTTCACCAGCGTTGTCAGGCGTCTCACCGCGCGAGTAGCGCAAGCGTTTGTCGGTCGGAGAGAACTGGCCGGTGTTTTCGGTGGCGTGCTTGACTGCGTCCTCACGGAACACAGCGAGCTGGAACATTTCACCAGCAGGCGTGTAGGCAGCAACAGCGTCAAAGCCACGGGCCTGAGCAGCAGCCGCGAACTCGTCAGCCCATGCCTTGTTCTTTTGCTTGGTGCCGTCGAACTGAGGCTTCTCAGCCATGCCCCACTCGTCGGTCAAACGCGTGACGGCTGCGATGTAGTTCTCGTCCAGCGTGCCCAGCT